TCCCTGGCATGAGGAACGGCGTACAGCCCGCTCACCAGGGCATCAATGGCAAAAAAATATTGCATAGCGTTGGATAACCTGCAATATGATATTGCATGCAATCAACAGCCATGACAAGTTTCGTCGCATGAACGTTATCGAACAAGCGATCAGAATGGCCGGGGGCTCTACCAAGCTGGGAAGAGAACTTGGCATCACACGCCAAGCCGTTGAGGCCTGGAAGACGAAGGGGCGCGTCGTGCCCCCCGAACACGTTCTTGCAATCGAAAAGCTGACGGGCGTGAGCCGCTACGAGCTTCGTCCGGACATTTACGGTTCACCACCAAACCCTAAGAAGCGGGCGCACCACGCCCGCGCTGCATAAGCAGTCCTGCGTCCATCAAGTTCAGTTGCGTGTGTGTGGCTGGCGGATACCGCTGCCGGCATGGGGGTCCTGTGCGTCTCGTCCACGCGCAGGTTAGCGCCAACTCCTCGTGCCGGCTGCCGTGTGCGTCTCCTGAAACCGATGCCCCGGAGCCCACCCAGCTCCGGGGATTTCAATGGAGATAAGTGGAAATGCTTACCTTAGACCGACTTCGGGAATTGCTGCATTACAATCCGGAGACCGGGGTCTTCACGCGGAAGACGGGATCACGTGCTTTCAAGGTCGGAGAGGAAGCCGGGTACGTAAATACCGACGGCTATCGTCGGCTCATGATCGAATGGAAGCGATATCAAGCGCATCGCCTCGCGTGGCTCTACATGACCGGCGACTGGCCGACCAAAGAGATCGACCACATCAACGGCGATAAAAGCGACAATCGGTTCTCAAATCTCCGTCAAGCGTCGTCGGCAGAGAACTCGAGAAATGTCAAACGCCACGTCGACAATGCATCGGGCTTCAAGGGCATATGTTTCCACAAATATTCCGGCCGCTGGATGGCTCGGATCAAGACCGACGGGAAATGTAAGAGCCTGGGATATTTCGGCACGCCTGAAGAAGCTCACACCGCATATCGAGATGCGGCTCTGAAGCTTCACAGAGAATTCGCAAGATTTGAATGAAAAAACCTCGGTCGGGGGATCAACCGAGACCGAGGTTTAAACGCTTTTTTGGGGGTACTAAAGATGATCGCTACACTACGCGAAACGCCGATCAACGTCAAGAATCTTGCTGCTTCGTTTGACCAAATCAAGGCTATCGGAACCCTTCCGATATCGGCCACTGCGAAGTACGTCGGAACCGTCATGCTCGCCTGCGGCATCCAAGCGATCGCCGATATTTGCGCTGCAACCGGCCTTCCAAAGTCCACCGTTTACCGAGCGCAAAAAGAGTTCGCCGAGCACGCATTCGACATCATTCCAGAAATTCTCACTATTCCCACTCTTCCCACCAGCGAGAATCCCACAATTCCCACTGACGAGAAACAAACAGAAAAAACCGTCCCACTCGTCTCACCAGTGAGAATTTCCGACCCGGAGCCTTCATGCGCGCGAGATATAACTACACGCACGACTAATGAACTTCCTACGGAAGTAAGTTCTATCGAAGATAATAATCCCCCCTCACCCCCCACAAGGAAATCGAAGCCCGAGTTTGGACGGCTCCAGGCCTTGGAAGCCTTCCACGCCTACAACGACACCGCCTTGCGATCGGGAATTCCGCAAGCGTCGCGAATGACGCCGGACCGCGAACGAAAAATCATCGCCCGGCTGAAGGAATTCGGGTTGGACGGTTGGCACCGCTCCCTCGCAAACATCGAGCGTTCGCCGTTTCTCAAAGGCGAGAGCGGTGATCGCAAATGGCGAGCAAGCCTAGATTTTATGCTTCAGCCAGCCTCGTTCGCCAAGCTCCACGACGGCGGCTACAGCTCCGAAACCAAGGCGCCACAGAAGTCCTCCGTGCCACCCCGCATCCGGTTCGACGAGGACGCCCGCGAGCGCATAGCGATGGAGGCGGCCGGTGTCCTCAATTAAATCCTTTCACGATTGCAAGACGCACGAGGAGTTCGAAAACTTCCGTTGGCTTGCCGATCATCAGGCCCGCTGCTTCGTCAACCCGGTACGCAAGCACGGCGGTTCCGGCAAGTGGGAGCCCGTTGGATACGAATTTGCGGAGCGGTTTCTCGTCCATCCCTGGGTTCGTGAAGCCATCTCTGAAGGCTGGGACAAAGAACTGCGCGGCGTCCTGATTAACGAGGTCAAGCACCGCATCATGCACGGTCAGTCCTACGACAGCATTGACGAACTCATGCCTCCGAAGAAGTGGGTCGAAGACGCCAAGGCCTTTGCCGCCCGCTGTGCCGCCGCCGCCGATTGGCAGAAGAAGCACATGCCGAATGGCATCTTCGGAAAACTGAAGCTTGTCCCGAAGGGAGACGAGGAATGACAGAACCCAACTGCGTGACCTGCGCCTATCTCTCCACGAAAACACAGCACTCGGTCTGCCAGCGCGTGACGAGCGCGCACTACTCCCGGAAGGTTCTTCAGCGTGGTGTTCTCGCCTGCGACAAGTGGGAGAAATTTGAGGGCATCGAGGGGCGTTCGAAAGCCGATCGGGATTGGCTGAGGTTGATCGGATGAAAGAGCTCTGCGTTCTCATAGCGGCTTCCTTTATTGGCTATCTATTTGCCGCTGGCATTATGATGATTTCTGGCAGCGAGAGTCCGATATTATTCCTATCGACCTACTTGCCCGTTTCGTGTCTGGCGCTTTTCTTGATGATACGCGGGATGACGCGGTGACCGTCCGCAGATGAAAAATTGACGAGGAGATTTTGAGCATGAGCGATGAATTGAACATTAGGATCGCAAAGCTTCGGCGTCTGCGGAGCGTTTCGGAAGGATATATCGACGCGATCGTCGCAGATGCCCGATCAAAAGAAAAAGGACGTCAACAGTCGCTCCAACCACCCCACCTTTGGAACGATCCACGGAAATATAAAGCTCAATCGTTATGACCGGTCACATCACCAAGCTCAAGGGCTACCGCATCAAGGACGGCAAGGTGGTGAAGGTCCATGGCTTCGGCCTCGATGCCAGTGCCCGCATAAGGCAGAAGAAGTCGAAGCGTGTGCGTCCAGTCAAACGAGGAAAGACATGATGGAAGACGCCGCCCTTTCACCCACGCTCGAACAGCTGAAGCGCGACGAATACATTCCGCCCGAAGTCAACCAGCACACGCACCGCCGCGCCTGGCGTCGCGTGACCGTGTTCGAAAACCTGTTCAACCGGGGCGAGATCGAGATGTTTCAGCTCCGCGCCGCACAGAAGGTCGAAATGCATTTCCATGGCGCCCAAGGCGCTGACGTGCGCTTCACGGACGAATCTTCCGGCTACAACGACGACTGCGAATATCCTCGCACGTGGCACGCTCAGAAGCTCGCCCAGGCCCAGGCCCAGCTTCGTCCGAGAGAATGGCTGGCCCTCATCGACATCATCATGGGCGCATCACTGGAAGAGGTCGGCCGGAAATGGCGCGCCGTTGGGAAGCGAGAGATTGCACGGGCCCAAGGCCTTGTTCTGGTCTCGGAAGGCCTTGACGTTCTCGGATCCTTTTGGGGACTCTCAAACGAGAAGAAAACCAGAAGGCCGTCCCTATAAATCGAAGAAGAGAGAGGAGAACTTGATGGCGAGCGAAACGGAAGCAGCAGGCTGGGGACTTGTGGTGAGCTTTGGCGATCTTTACCAGACCATGCCGGAAGAGCATGCGTTCTGCCACGGCGTTGAATTTGGTTGCTTATGGGCGCGAATGAAGAGCGGCACCGAAGCGGAAATCGAAGGAACCTTCCACTCTGAGAACAAGACCGTCATCGAGCGCGCTTGCGCGTCGCAGGGATGGTCGGTGACGTTCGAGCCGAGCTTGTGTGACGGCATTGCAATAGACGGCTGGTTGACCGTGAAGATGAAAAAAACCAAGGCGGCGACCCACAATCCGCATGGCCTACGGGTCGTAAGCCAGAACAAAGGTTAGTACAAACCCCTTATCTCAGTCCTAGAAAAGGTAAGTCAGAGGCCGGTGGGATAAAGAGGAGAGAACATGAAGCCAGAAAAGGCGCTCGAAAAGCGCTTTGGAAACTAAACCAGCGCCACGCGGAGAACCGCAGTTCAAAGCCTCACCCTTAGGGGTGATTGACCGAAAGAGGGTCTAGGCTGCGGTTCGCCCTGTGGCGCTTGGAGAAACAAGGAGAGGTTATGCCGCCATCAAAATCAGCGCCGTGGCTCAGCACAAATGCGAAGATCGGACTAGCTGCAATGACGCTTGGCGCGATCTGGCTGACCGGCATGGGCTTCGCGGTCTACGTCGCAGCACACTTCATCGATAAGTATTGGTAGGCAAAGAGGCAGGCAAGAGCCTCCAGTTGAACCAAGGGAGAATTTCAGTGTGCGCCGTTTGCTTCATTAGTGAATATGGATTGGAGACGCAGGGCGAGCTTCGCAAGGCGCTTGGGCCGATGGTCTACCTTCCGGATACGCCCAATGGAGCGAAGGGTGACGACAAGGGATGCTTGTGCTGGGTCGATGTGAAGGCGTTGGCTGAGCGAGCCGGGCTGGTTGCACGATTTGACGGCATGGATTGGCTTGTGACTAAAGACTAGGAACGCAAAGTAAAACACAGTGAGGGCGACCTAAGCCGCCCCCTTGAAGTCTCCTAGGCTCTGAGAGCTATTCTCAATTGCTTCCCGACTTTCGTTAGAACGAGGTGGTCCTCGATTTCCTGGCGCAACCGTGACGCCGCGCCCTCATCAATCTGAAGCAACTGAGACAGTTCCCGGTGTGAGTTGACCGACCCGCCGTTTGCTTCGATAGCCTTCCACACCCTGTGCTCATGCAGGTCAATGACACCCTTGCCGATCTCAGGCTTACGTTTGCCTTTCGGTGGCTCTGGATCATTGTCGATGTCTTCGGCAATCGTGTAACCAACTTGCTGATTGGACTCGGCAACTGACCGGCAATCGTTGGCAACCAACAGAACCTTACGTTTGCCTTGCCGGAACGCAAACCCCAGGCTGACAATCGAACCGATCTCGAAGAACAACGTCCAGAGCAGGGGCTCGAGAAGCGTGAACATGGCTCGGGTCTTCAACTTGTCGATCCCGAACAGAGCCGCCATATCGGCCAGCCGCTCTGCTTTGGCATTGATCGGCTTCTGTGGGCCAAGAGCGGCAATCTCGCCCTCAAGCTGGGTGATAACGACAGAAATATCTTTCGAGTTCTGGCGCCATTCACGGCACCGCGGACCACATCTCTGCCCGGTCATCTCCCGGTCACCGGCCTTGTCGGCATAGTCACGGCGCGCCTTTGCAGAGGACAGATCGGCCGTCTTATCCGCAATAGCCTTGTTCGTCGCTTCGGCTGACAGCGTGGTCGTCTCGAACGTTTCCGCTTGCCGGCCAAGCGACTGGCAAACGACGAGACATGTTCCCGAGATAAAGAGAACCAGAAAACCGACAGAGGCGAACAGGTGCCGCGCCCGCGCTGCGTCGTTGAGAAGATGTCCGGCCGCGATGGTGCCGAACACGGTCAGGATCGTAATCCACTGCGTCGACACCCAGTCGACGGGATGGATGAGGTCTTTGCCAAGCAGGATCGTCAACCCACCGGCTGCAAAGGCGCAGCCGGCGATGATTGCGAGAGCCCGCCCTTTGAGAGAGGTGCTCATTAGTGTCCGATCCCTTCACGAATATGCGTCTCGATCGAACTTAAGACACAAAACAGGCCCAGGATAACGACCGGAGCCATCGTGACGAGTAGTGGGATGAGTGCTACAACTTTCATGTGAGAGTTTCCTTCTGCTAAGTTGGGATTTTCGCCAGGCCTCGGAGTGGTTCGCGCCACTGCCGGGGCCAACTCATTTACAGGATCGAATGTAGCGTATTACGCGTAATACGTCAAGCACACAGTTGACGATTTATACGCGTGTGCTATAAGGGCCGCATGTCAGAGCCCAAGAAGCCCGTTCCGGTCCGGCTTGATGATCGGCATTTAGAGATGGTTGACGAGCTGCGGCGCGTCGAGAAAGACATCCCAACTCGTTCAGAGATGATCCGGCGCCTTATCGAGAGGGCAGGGGAGAGGAAGCGGAAATGACCGCATTGGACGCTCTTTTGATCTTAGCCGCGTACTTCATCGGCCGCGCCGTTGGCGAACGCAGGAGTCGCCGACCCCTCAGCAATCCTTATCTGGACCAGAATAAGTGGATCGCGGATCAGCAACTCAGCGCCTTATCCAGTCTCGACACGCCAGCGATGCGCCACATCTTTACTGGGCCGCTATCGGATTGGCAGATCAAGATGATGGAAAGAGACGCTGCCGGCACTCCGGAGGAAGACAAATGACCTCAGACGATTGGCGAGGCACTTGGGTGCTTCAGTGCTATCTCAACGGCATGATTACGTATTGGGACGGAGAAGTAACGACGCAATCTTTGGCGTATGCCAAGCACTATCCGACAAAAGCCGAGGCGCTCGCCGCCAAGTCGAGCATGCTGCACCCGTCATCGTGGGACGTAGGCATTGGCAACGAGCCGTGACTCGTCTGCCACTCCCGAAATCTACCTGAACATTCCTTGTCTTGCTGCGTATTGCGTCTGCGCGCAAATCATGCGCTTAGTGTGCTATCGGGTCAGTATCGCGTAAAAACGCGAAGGCCCTTTCCATGACAATTTGAATCCCCGCTGCCGTGACTGACGCCCTACGCGACAGGGCGGAAATGGTGTGCTCATGCTCTCTGCCTCCGACCTGAAGTCGCTTATTTCATATGATCCCGGCACGGGTCTGTTTACGCGCCTGAACGGCAGACCGGCTGGCACCCGTCACCACCGCGGCTATATCCGGATCAAGGTCTTATCGCAGACTTATTCTGCTCACCGCTTAGCGTGGTTGTGGGCATACGGAAAATGGCCTGAAGGCGAGATCGATCACATCGATCGCGACCCTTCAAACAACCGGGTGTCCAACCTGAGAATTGCTACGCGCAGTCAGAATTGCGCAAACAGGAATCTGACGTGGGGAAAGATCAATCCTCCTGGCACCTACTTTGAGCGCGCCAGGAACCGCTGGGTCGCCACCATAAAGGTCAACGGTCGCCGTGTGCGTATAGGCGCTTATGCCGACAAGACGGCTGCTTCTAAGGCTTATGTAGAGGCCTCATTGAAATACTTCGGAGAATTCTCCGAAGGTCTGAAATCTAATCCCCGCTGCTGCGAGTAAAGCCGACCCTCGGGCAAGATACGACACAAGAGCTGTCTCCCGATCGCAAATTCAGCCCCACGCGGCAGCGGGGCTACCCAAACCTGTACGCCGCGCCTTTCGATCGGGCCTTCGTCTGAAGGGTGCTGGAATTGTCCTGGCCGTGGGTTCCCCTCTGCGGAAGGCGGCAGGCTGCTCATTGTTTCATATGAAACTTAACTCACCTTCATTCCCCCGAAGGAGGAACGACCATGCATGACCAGCCCTCGCTGTGGAAATTGTTCACGGCTCTTCCTCGCGGTCTCGCGTTCGTCATCGTCGGCGTCGGATCGTTCCTCTCCACTCAGTGGAAGCAGTATACCCCGTTCGGCCAGATGCTGTGGATTCTGGCTGTTATCGCCATCACGGTTGACGCCGGTATCTCGTACGAATTTGGTTCGACGCTGAGCTATCTCCATGCGGCTGGCTTTGCTCTGGTCGCTCTGGCGTTCTGCATTCTTCCCGATGTTGCTTCGATGGAATGGCGCAAGGGCCGGAAGTCAACGGCGGGTTGGATCGGCTTTGCCTGCGTTCCGCTCGGCATGGTGGCCTTCCTGACCCACGTCGGCTACTCGGCTTCGATCCGTGTCGGTGACATGCAGCAATCCGACGTCTCGAACGCCAAATACGACGACACGCGAGATGCCGTGAAAGACGCGGAAGGCCGGATCAAGCAGTTCTCGGACCGCATTGCCCAGCTCAAGGCCGCGAACCCCTGGATTACCACGGTCTCGGCTGATGGTTTGAAAGCCCAGCAGCCAGCATTGGAAGAAGCCATTGCGCAAGAAACCAAGCGCGGCGGCTGCGGCCCTAAGTGTCTGGGCCTGAAGCAGAAGCTTGCGGATATCATGGAGCAGGCGGGTAAGGCCGAGGAACTGGCGTCGCATGAATCGATGCTCGTCGCGGCACAGCGCGGACTGGACAAGGCGCGTGAGACGGCACACTCGGCAACCTTCGTTTCCTCGACGGCCGTGAACCACACCGACACCCTCTACAAGGCGATCAGCTTTGTTCGGGGTCAGTTTGTCGAGAACGTCACCACGACCGAACGCGATGTAACGAACACCGGCATCATGGGCGCGTCCTCGATTGCCTTCCTGTTGCTGGCCCCGCTCTTCTACTTCGCCGCGGGCCTTAACCGCCGCCCTGGTGTCCTGGATGCCTGGATCTACGGGAAGGAAGAGGCACCGGTTGAAGCGCCGAAGCCGAGCCTTGCCACATTGGCGCCTAGCGCCCCGGTGGCCGGCGGCAGGATTGATCTCTCTCTCTCTGACCAGCGGGAGCTCAACGCATTTCTTGCAAAGCTCGGTAACGCCCTCAGCCTTCCGGGCCCAGCAGGGGCAGCGGCGTAATGCAGCTCGACCTCAACAACATCGCCGGTATGGTCCAGACACTGATCCGCGCTTTGCCGGCGCTTCTCGCCTATCTCGTCATCATCCAGCTCGCCTGGGGGCGATTCAAAGCGTGGAAGTCACCCATTACCCCCGTGGACGCTGCCTACACGCTTATTGCGGTAGCCGCTTTCGCATACATCATAAGGAGCTAACTATATGGCAAAGCCTTCCAAACCTTCCAAGCCTCCGATGAAGCCGAAGCCCGGCAAAGACAAGTGCTGATCTCAGACAGGATCTTCGAGCGCATGTCAGAGAACTACGAAGGCAAGACAGAGACAGAGCACCTGATCCGGCAGGCCGCGCACGAGCTGCAGATCGAAAAGCTCACTGTTGCCCCGACTGTGACCAACTCCGACATGATCGGAACCTACACGGTATCGTTCAAAGACATTCACGGGAACGATCAGAATGTGTTTGTCCCGTTTGATGCAGGGTTCCAGTCGATTCACGACGCGCTGAAGTTCGCATATCGCCCGAAACCGAAGCACGATCCGGAGCTGAAGGTTTGAATGTTTGATATAAATTCAAATAATTCAAAGCGCGGCGGAGCAAGGCAGGGCGCAGGCAGAAAAAAGGGCGTCGTTTCAAAGGCGAGGCTTGCTGTGCAAGAGCGGGCGAAACTTGCGGCATCAGAGGCCGAGACGCCGTTAGAATATATGCTCAAGATACTTCGGGATCCTTCTACAGACGACAAGCGCAGAGACGCCATGGCGATCGCCGCTGCGCCGTATGTGCATGCCAAGCTGGCCTCTGTTGAGATGAAGGCCGAAGTCGCCGTGTCCCACGAGGACGCCCTTGAGCAGCTTAACTGAGCGCGAAAAGGAAATCCGCGCACGTCTCAGAGACGACTATACGCATTACGCGTCTAAGTGTTTGCGCATTCGCCCGAAAGATCCGCGCGCCGGTAATGTCCCATTCGTTTTAAACCGGGCCCAGACATACGCCCACGAGCGCCTCGAAGAGCAGAAAGCAACGACCGGCAAAGTCCGCGCGCTGATCCTCAAAGGTCGACAACAGGGCATGAGCACCAACATCTCGGGCCGGTTTTATCATCTCGTTACGCACGGTCGCGGCCTTCGCTGCTTTATCCTGACGCATGAACAAGAGGCGACGAACAACCTGTTCGGCATGGTCGAACGGTTTCACGAGAATTGCCCGGCGATCGTTCGCCCCCACACGGGCGCCTCGAACGCCAAGGAACTCTACTTCGACAAGCTCGATAGCGGGTATGCTGTCGGCACGGCTGGCACCAAAGCTGTCGGCCGATCACAGACAATTCAATTCTTCCACGGGTCTGAGGTTGCATTCTGGCCGAATGCCGGGACGCATTTCGCGGGGGTCGTTCAGGCCGTGCCGGATCTGCCAGGAACCGAGATCATCCTCGAAAGCACGGCGAACGGCGTCGGCGGAGAATTCCACGAGCGCTGGCAGCAGGCAGAGGCAGGCCTAAGCGACTACATCGCGATCTTCATTCCGTGGTTCTGGCAGGAGGAATACTCGCGTACCGTTCCGCCCGGATTCGAGCTGGACGACGAGGAATGCGAATACCAGGCCACATACCGGCTGACGCTCGGACAAATGGTGTGGCGCCGGGCCAAGATAGCCGATCTCAAAGACCCTCTGCTGTTCAAACAGGAATACCCGGCGACCGCTGCAGAGGCGTTTCAGAACAGCGGCCACGATAGCTTTATCAAGCCGTCGGACATCGTTGCTGCTCGTAAAGCAAATTTGGAAGGCATCGGGCCGCTGATACTCGGCGCCGATCCGTCACGCTTCGGAAATGATCGCTTTGCAGTCGCTCGCCGCAAGGGCCGTAAGGTTTCGAAAATAGAAAGCAAGTCAAAGCTCGATAATGTGGCGGGCGCGAACTGGCTCAAACAGATCACCGATGACGAGAAGCCTGACAGGGGCTTTATCGACGTAGGCGGCCAAGGCGCCGGCGTGTTCGATATCCTTAAGTCGTGGGGCTATGCGTGGGACGGCTCGGCCGACAGACGCAAGGTTTGGGTGCCAATCGATTTCAGCGGCTCGCCGCAGCAATCTGACATCACGCTTCCGTCCGGAGAAGTTAGGCCGGGCCCGTTTAATAGGCGCGCGGAAATGTGGATGCGTAGCCGAGACTGGCTCAGAGAAACGGGCGGAGCGGACATCCCGGATCAAGACAGCCTACAGGCGGACGCTTGCGGTCCTGGCTACCACTACAACGCCAACAGCTATCTGCTCTTGGAAAGCAAGGAACATATGCGCGACGTGAGAAAGATAAGATCGCCCGATGAGTGGGACGCGGTTGCACTCACGTTTGCAGAGCCTGTCGCGCCTTCAGCGGTCCAACCTATCGTGTATCCCAAGAGGAAATACGCGTGACGTCCTCTCCCTCCGAGACGACGAGCCCTGTTGATTACGATATCAGGCCGCTGACGGACGATGAACTCATTACGTACCTTGAGCATCAGAACCGCCAAGCCGTCGGCTACATGTCGGATCAGGTCGCGGCGGATCAGGATTACAATCTCGATCGCTATCTCGGCAAACCCTACGGAGACGAGGAAGAGGGCTCGTCCAACGCCATATCGATGGATGTCGCAGAGGTCGTCGACTGGGCGCTTCCCGACATGCTCGAGCCGTTTATATCCGGCGACAAGGTCGTTGAATATCTGCCTGAGTCCGAGCGGGACGAAGCCTGGGTCGATCAGGCGACGGACTACGCCAACCATATCTTTTTCAAGGATAACGACGGCGTTACCTTTCTCTACGATGCGGTGAAGACGGGGCTGATTCAGAAGATCGGCGTCGCCAAAACGATCTGGGAAGATGACGTCAAGATCGAGCGCCAGCGGTTTGAAGGCCTGTCGATCATCAACATTCAGGAGCTGCAGCAGGATTCGTCGGTTGAGATCCTGTCCCTGCAGGCCGCGCCGATCGCGCCGGAACTTCTGTCACCCGACATTCAAGCTGCGTTCTCTGATGGCAAGACCTATTCGGTTGAGATCGAACGGCAGAAGAAAAACGGCAAGGTCACGATCTGCTCGGTACCGCCTGAGCAATTCAAGGTCACGCAGCGCTCATCCGATCTGAATTCAGCGGAGTACATCTGCCACGAGCACGAGGTGCGCCGCTATGAACTCCTGGACATGGGGTTCGAGCAAGACGCGGTGATGGGGCTCAAAGACTCAACTAACCGCGACACTTATCGCCAGGACCGCCGCTTCTACGACGAGCAGCGAAAGGAATACACCGAAACCAATCCCCTGACCGATCTCCTGACCCTCTATGAGGAATACTATAGGATCGACGCCAATGGGGACGGGCGGGCCGAATTGATCCAGGCCTTCCGCGTCGGGAAGACCTTGCTGCAAAAGCAGGAGATCGACGCGCATCCGTTCGATGCCTGGTCCCCCGACCGGATCCCGAATCGTCTGATTGGTCTCGCGCTCGCCGACAAGGTGAAGCAGACCCAGAAGATCAAGACGCACCTGACCCGGCAGATGCTGGACAACGTCTATCTCTCGAACAATCCGCGGGTTGAAATTCCGAGCGACGCCACGGGCGAGAACACGATCGAAGATCTGCTGACGTATCGCATTGGCGGGCTGATCCGGACCAAAGGCCAGGGCGGCCAGATGCGGGCCATCGAGGTCCCGGATCGGTCGAAGACAGCTTTGGACGCCATACTCTATCTCGATAGCGTGCGCGAGCAGCAGTCTGGGATTACCAAGAACGGAACGGCGATCAACTCCGAGGTCCTGGACCCGAAGAGCGCCTATCAGTCTCGCAAAGAGGACAGGAACGAACAGGTCCGTAAGCGGCTGATGGTCCGCATGCTGGCGGAAACGTTCCTCGTGCCGATCTTCCGCAAGATCCTGGCCAACGTCGTGCGCTACCAGGACTTTGAGCGCATCATCAAGCTGCGCGGCAAGTGGGTACCGATGGACCCGCGGGCATGGAATGCGGACTTGGCCGCGACGGCATCGGTCGGACTTGGATACGCCAACCGGGAAGAAGAAATTCAGGCAGCGCAGCTTGTGCTCGCGATCCAGCAGCAGGCGATGCCGATCGGTCTCGCTGAACCGAAGCACATGTTCAAGACCGGCGAGAAGCTGATCAAGGCTGTCGGCTGGCGGTTTGGGGACGAATACTTCACCGATCCATCAACACCCGAAGGCCAACAGGCCATTCAGGCGGCACAGAGCCGGCCGGATCCGAAGATGGCCGCGGTTCAGGCGAAGGCGCAGGCGGATCAAGCCAAGCTGCAAGCGTCGATGCAGCAGGATCAGCAGGAGCTCCAGCTCAAGGCGCAGTTGGCACAGCTCGAGAACCAGCTCGAGACGCAAAAGCACATGCTCGAGCAGCGGTTCGAGATGGAGAAGCACTTCGCGGAGCAACAGCAGCAGAACGCCTTCGATGCGCAGTCGGCGGCGCGCGATTACCAGGCTCAGATCGTCAAGATCAACCTCGACCATCAGAAAGACCTGACGAAGCTGATGTCCGACGCGCAGATGGCCCGCAACAAGATCCTGGCCGAGATGCAGATCGCGCGGGAAGAGATCGCGTCCAATGAACAGATCCAGAAGCATAAGAACTCGGTGATGGCGAAGAGCAAGCCGAACGGCTCAAGCGTTCGCATGGGGGGCAAGGTCGGATGAGCAACGTCATTGAGGCCAGCTTCATGACGACACTCGACATTCCGTGCGAACGCATTCTGCGCAAAGCGACAGAGGCCGACCTTGAGACTGTGATCGTGATCGGCCGGGAGAAAGATGGCGAGCTCTATTTTGCATCGTCGGTCGCTGATGGCGGCGACGTGCTGTGGCTGATGGAAATAGCTAAGAAGGCGCTTCTCGATTGAGCGAAGACAAGCTGCGCGCCGAGGCTGAACGCGGCCGGCGCATGAAGGAATGGGCCGAGGGTTCCGGCGGCCTGTTCGAAGTCTTTTCTGCGGTCGAGAAAGATTACCTCAACACGCTGCTCGGCTCAGACATTGCCGACATCGCACTTCGAGAGAAAATCTATCACCGCGTCGCCGCCTTGCGTGATCTCCGCAAGGTCATGGAGACGGTGATCATCGCCGGCCGTGGGGCGTCGGCGCAAATCGAGCAGATGGCCAAGATCGAGGCCAAGAAACAGAGAAAGAAGGCAACTCCTGATGACTGACAGCGTGGAAGCCACTCCGGCAGCCCCGGAATCTGGCGCGATCTCGCATGACCAATTGGCAGGCCTGTTCCTCAGCGAAATCGAAGCGGAAAACGCGCCGCCCGCAGCCGAACCAAAGGCCGAAGAATCTCAGCCGGAAGCGCCGTTAGAGGCTGCTGAAGCCCAACAAGAATTACCGCGTACCGAAGCCGCCGAACCAGCCGAACCGGCAAGCGAGTCTCAGCCTGAGATCCCCGCGACACCGGCCATCGAGCCACCGGCGGGCATGAGTGAAGCCGATAAAGCCCATTTTGCGAAGCTACCAGCCGAAAGTCAGAGATGGCTCAGCGACCGCATCAAGGGACAGCAGGCAGACTATACCCAGAAGACCCAGGCAGTCGCGCAAGAGCGTCAGGTGCTCACTCAGGGCACGCAGGCGCTGGTGCAAAAGCTGCAGCATTACGACGCCATTCTGTCGAAGTTCGCCAATCCCGACATCGCGCCTCCTGATGCGAATCTCGCGATCACGGACCGGGCCCGCTACGACGCCGAAATGGCAAATTACGTCCAGGCCAAGCACGTTCAAGAGTTGGCGCAGAAAGAACAGCAACGCGTTTCCCAGGAGCGCGAGACGCTCGAAAAGCAGAACCGCCAGGACTATTACCGCGTCGAAGGCCAGAAGCTTCTCGAGATGAACCCCGATTTCGGTCACCCGGAAAAAGGGCCTCAGCTCCGCAAGATGGCCGCCGAATACGCAATCAAGACTGGTTATTCCAACCAGGAACTGCAGATGGCGTCGGCCAAGGACATGATCACCTTGTGGAAGGCGGCGCAATACGATGCCGCCCAACAGGTCAAGGCCACCGCGAAGCCCGTTCAGACCCAGCCCGCTCCCCTCAGCGTGAAACCCGGCCCGGCAAAGGCTGCCTCTCGAGGTGGCATCTCAACTGCTGTCCAAAACCTAGCCTAGAAACCGTCTCGACAATCGCTCGCCGACGCATTCCTGGCTGAAATCGCTTCGGAGAGATAACAATGACTGCCGTAACAAACGTCTACACCACGTCGTCCGCGGTCGGTATCCGCGAGGATTTGTCGGATCAGATCTTCCGCGTCGACGTCGACGACACGCCCTTCATGTCGATGGTCGGCTCGACCAAGGCCAAACAGACGCTGCACGAGTGGCAGACCCGCACGCTCGCCAACGTGAACACCTCGAACGCCCACTCTGAAGGCGAGCAGACCGCGCGCGACGCGTCGACCAACAACGTTCGCCTCTCGAACGTGTGCCAGATCTCGTCCAAGAACGCGACGACCTCCGGTACGTTGGAAGCCGTCGACAAGGCTGGCCGTGCTTCTGAAATGGCGCTGCAGATGGCAGACCGCACCATCGAACTCCGCAAGGACATGGAAGCGATCCTGCTTTCGAACCAGGCGTTCTCGAACGGCGATCCGCGCAACCTGCGCGGTATCGAAGCCTGGATCCGCACCAACACCTCACGTGCGGGCGATGGCTCGAACCCCGCCGATCCGACGGTAACCCCGGGCACCACGGCGACGGACGGTACGCGCCGGACGTTCACGGAAACCCTGTTCCTGACCACGGCGCAGGCGATCTACACCTCAGGCGGCAACTTGAAGTTCGCTTTGATGGGCCCAAGCCAGAAGGTCACGGCGTCGAACTTCACCGGCCGTGCCTCGGCTCGTGAACTGACGAAAGAGCGCAAGATCCAACAGGCGGCGAACCTCTACGCCTCGGACTTCGGCGACATCAAGATGGTCCCCCATCGGTATCTCCGCTCGACGGGCCGCACCTGCCTGATGATCGACCCTGAGAACGTGCGCGTCGCATATCTCCGGAAGTTCGTCCGCTTCCCGCTGTCGAAGATCGGTGACGCGGAAACTCGCGTGATCCTGTCGGAATACACGCTCGAAATGTCGAACGAAAAGGCGCACGGCGTCGTCGCGGATCTCACCTAAGGACAGGTCATGTCGCTCAAACCGTCGACGGACTGGACCGTCGTGCGGGAGGACGAGCGCAAGCGTGTTTCGATGCGCTATGTGCCGTCCTCCGACGAGGTCGAGTTCATGGAGGAGTTCTTCGAAGACGTGCCGCTCACTCAAGCGGCGCAGGAGCGGGAACTGTTCACTCCGAAGTTCGCGGAAGCCATGCGGCCCATGGCGACGATACCGCAGTCGGTCCTCAATCAGTCCATCAAAGAAGGCTGGGTCAATGACGACGCAGCTTGGCGCAAATGGATGAACGATGCCGACAACAACAAGCTCAGGATCGCGGGAGGGACGGCATAGATGTTACTCACCGCGCTCGACAACCAGGGACGGCGCACGCCGCTCCGCTGCAACTCGCTGGGCCAGCTTGTATCCTCGAAACCCGATGCGGACGACGCAGAATATCTGACCGTCGCCGCATCGCAGACCGATAGCGTTCTGGGCGGAGGGGCAAAAGGCGATTATCTCGCGGCGCTCCTGATCATCCCTGCAACATCAGCGGCCGGTGCTGTCTCCATCAAGGACGGATCGAACTCGATCTCTGTCTTTGCCGGTGGCGGCACAACGGCTCTCACCGATCTCAAACCGTTCCGCGTCGAGATCGGCCTCAAGAGCCTGAGCGGACCGTGGAAGGTCACGACGGGGACCAACGTCTCTGTCGTGGCCATTGGCAATTTCACCTCGCTCGACGCGAACTTGAGCGACTTCAATCTCAACTTTACCCAGATGGGATGGCTCTAATGGCAGCTTCTCTTTCTACGGCAACAGTCAAAGACGGCAACGGCGCGGCAATCTCCGGCGGCGTTCGGGCAATCGATGAATCGGGCTCGGGTTCGGGTCCGTTCAAACCGGCTTCCGCGATCATTGACGGTGGTTCGGTATCGGGTGCGGCGGCGGTGGATTCCACCGGACAGCTTTCGGTAAACCCGAAACTGCAGATGACACCGGTCGCGCCGGCTTCCGCAACGGCGACCAAGGGAGCGCTCGGTGGCGTGCAATACAACGCAACCACAGTCGCTCCGACCGACGGCCAGCAGTTCTGCGTCCAGGCCGGTCCCGCGGGTGGTCAGACCATCGAAGGTCCGTCCGCGCACGGCGCAACGATCGCAGGTAACCCGGTACGTCGCGGTTCGCGTGGCGTGTCGTCAAACCCCGCGGCTGTAACTTCAGGACAGACGGTCGATCAGATCGCAACGCTCGTGGGTGCGGCGATCATCAAGCCGTATTCGATCCCTGAAGCGGATTGGAGCTACGCCGCGGCTGGGTCTGGCATCGCCAACACGACCACGGCTGTGACGATCAAGACAGCGGCGGGCGCGGGTCTCAGGAACTACATCACGTCGTTGGATGTCGCCTCCGATGCGCTGACGAACGCCACGGAAATCGCCATCCGTGATGGCGCGGCTGGAACCGTGATCTGGCGCTCGAAGATCGGGACGGCGGGCTGGCTCACGGGCCGGAGCTTCCACTTCGTCAATCCGATCAAGAGTTCGGCCAATACGCTGCTTGAGTTCGTCACCCTGACGGCGTCCGGTGCCGGCGCAGTCTATGTCAACGCTCAGGGCTATGTGGCGCCGTAATGGCTCTCACAACGCTCGAAAATCTGCGCCAGGCGGTGTTCGACGAGGTTATTCGCTCGACGACGCTGGCTGGCGCATTCCCGCGTCTCGTGGCCTTTGCCGAGCACCGGATGT